GCACTCATAAACCGATAAACTTTCCATTTTTCTTTGTGTTCCAAGCCTCGTATCCAGAACATCACTCCAAAACGCGGTGCGCTCATTCTTCATCCTCCACAGTAGCTGGAGAGGGACTTGAACCCTCACGCCCATACGGACAACGGATTTTAAGTCCGTTGTGTCTACCAATTCCACCATCCAGCCAAATCATGTTACTACTATAACATGTTTAGCTTCTCGTGTCAATCCTTGTTATCATGTTTATTTAAAAATTTTACTCTTGGAAGTGCGATAAAGATTGGGAAGGAATGATTTTTTCAGCCCTAAGAGACGTTCGAATCTAACAGCAACTCTGCCGCTCGTGTAGGTGCCGGTGGGCTTTTTAAGCTCTCCGTCGATAACTTGTTCACCAAAGTCATAAAACTTTGATTTTACATTTTTGTTTTTTTTGGGCGGGGCGCCCAATGAAGAACCTGCAATAATGAAACTCATGAATAACGTAATAAAGAAAACTCGCATGTTTTCTACCTCCTTTATATAACTATAGTACTTGAATAATTGTCAAATGTCAAGCAATTTGTGAAGAAGGTACTGTTGGTGTTTTAACTTTAGCTAACATATCAAAATATTTAGATATTTTATCAATCTTTAAAGGATCCAGAACCTGCAATATTTCAATCACTGTCGGATCTTTTATATCTTTTAAATCTCCATTCACTAGTTTAAATAAATATTCTTGATTAATTTTGCCCTCTTCGTCAATTTTATCAGGAGACACTTCAGCGATAATATCTTTGAGTCGTAACATTTTTGCATAGAATTCGTGAGAGGAAGTTAAATAGTCATAACGCTCTTTCGATATGCCAGATTCTGGCTGTGATAAAAATATATCCAATTTTTCAGCAGCTTGCTTCTGCAATTTAGACATGGGGATTATCGTTTTTGAAAGAGTGTCATCAATAGCGTGATACATTTCTTCTTTTATGCTATTTTCAAGCTGTAACCAACTTATTTCCCCACCAACCATATAATCAGAATAATATGGATTGATGATTATTGTCTTTGTTTCTTCATCGTAAGCTGCAGTCACTTGACCACCGCTTTGCTCGTGTTTGGGATTGAAAGTTCTGTACATCCGATCTGTATGTTGGCCCTCATTAATGAGTTGGATGAGGGTTGAATCAATTATTTTTATAATTTCTGGTAAATATTCTTTGTCATATTTTTTCTCTATGGCTTCTTTGGTTTCATTGGCAAAACGAGGAAAACTGTGTATGAACTTAACAAACGCCTGTCTTCTTTGCGCGCTTGAGTACTGTTCTTTAATCTTATTTTTTATTTCTTGCTCTTTTTTTGCCACTTGTGATACAACATTCTCATTAAATTCTTTATCCTTTGCTTGCGGATATGCCTCGTAAAAAGCTCTTAAAAAAGAATCTTGCACTGTTGACACTACTTGAGTCTGCGCGGTTGGGGCTGGTGGGGGCCTTGCGGCGGCGCCCGGGCTGAAAAGAGAGCCCAGCCCGACCTGAGCTGCAATTGCATATGGCAATGCTTTTCTGCCGAGTCTTTTCAAAAATTCTTTTTCGGTAATTTGTCCTTCTAAAAAAGCCTGGAGATCTTCATCGTTTTTTTTAACCAAGGTCTTAATTAGTTCTTCTCTTATAATCTGTTGTAGTTTAGATTTTGTTATTATCACAATATAAATAGCACATATATAGCAAATAAGCCTAGTTTAACTTACTATATTGTTGAATTCGTTTAAATGCTATAAATAAATCACTCCAGCTTATTTCTCCAAAGCCATCTTGAAGCATCATACCATTTGTAAAGGTTTTATTAAAAGTCATTTTAGTGTTTTTTACGATATATTTAATTTTCTCTTTACTTTGTATTGAGATATTTGGGCTGTACAATTGCATTAGTTGGTAGTTTTGTTTTATTATGTCATGACCCTCAACAATATGTCGATAGGCCTTCAAATTTGAGTTTGAGAGCTTACAAAATTCGTTGACCTCCGCAATTGTATATGTTTTTTCTTCGGCCAAAAAAGGCAAACGTTTTGCGACAGTGGGCAGGCCAACACCTTTAATGCCTTCAAGATTGTCGCTCTTGTCCCCAACGATCGCTCTTGCCAATGCAAAATTTGTTGGATGAATTCCAAATTTTTCTACGACCATTTTTTTATTTAGTACTTCACTCTGCGTTGGTCGATAAATGATAGTTTCATCATCTAATAGTTGGAAAAAATCTTTATCGCTGGAGATAATTACCTTTTGCCATCCTTTAAAATCCGGCAACTGACAAACACAAGAAATAACATCGTCCGCTTCGACACTTTCAAATACCAGTTGCGTGATGGGAAACTTATTTAAGTAATCGACCAAGCGTATTTGCTGCCAAATCTTATTTTGAAGTTCTTCTTCTTCAGTCAAATTTTTAATATCGCGGTTTAGACGAAGGGGCTTCCTTCCTCCTTTATAGTTCTTATTAATTAATTTACGCTTCTTGCTTCCGCCTTGACCGTCCCAACAAATAACAATTTTATCAGGCTTAATTTCACGACAAAGCTTTTGTAAAATCTTAAGAAATCCAACAGTTCCACCAGCCGGTACCCCATTCGGTGTTAAAGTTGGATTAACAATGTAGGCCCTTAAAAATTGATTAAGAGCATCAATTATCATTACTCTTGGCATTATTTCTTCCCAGCTAGTCGACGTTTACGTCTCTTCATGGAGCCAAGTTTTCTACGTCTCCTTGATTTTGAATGTTTAGTCTTATGACTCATAATTTCATCACCTTATATCCGTTGTTTGTTGAATAAATAACTTTCTTAATGCCACAATGTCTCATGGCAGATTCGCACATGTGGCAAGGCTTGCTAAGCCTTTGCTCACCACTGTTGTTGACTCGGACGACAAATATTGTTGCACCTTCAGTCTTTGAACGTTCAACGTTTAGTACTGCGCCGAGTTCCGCGTGAAGAGTTGCCTTTCCTTGGCTCTTCTTTCGAAATCTAGCGCCAAAACTGTTGAATCCATTCTTGTTGCATGAAGCATTAACGACGGTCGATCCCTTAATAAGAGTGGCGCCGTGTCTAAAATTAGGATACGCACTTTGCTGCGCCATCCGCTCAGCTAAATCTATATACTTTTGTGTCTTCTTAGACGGGATGTATGCATCCATTTTTTACCTCTTCATGAACATATTATCAAATGATTTTATTTCTGTCAAGAAATTATGCGTGAGCTACTCCGTAATTATCACACATCTGATTCCAGTCATCGTATAACTCATCAAGAGAAATATCAACATCTATTTCAGTTGTTTTAAATTCTGCATCTGGAACACAGCCGTATTTAAAATATTGTCGGCCTCCATCAACAAAAACACTTCCACAAGAACAATATCTAAAATCTTGTCGTGCTCGTGAATATATTATATCATTGCAATTCAAACAATGAATCGCCTTAAGCTTCATTTAAGTTCTCCTTTTGTGGTATTAATTTTTGCATGCTATATCGTCGTCAACATAATATTTTTAAATTTAATTAAGTTCCTCAATATAAGATTGCAATTCTTCTCGAATCATTTTTTTTATATCTTCTCTGGTCAGAGATTCTTTGGCGTGTCTAGCTTTTTGGGAGCGCTGAAAAGCAGCTTCTGATTCCCAACATTTCCATTCACCGGTTTCTTTATTTTTAGTTTTAAAAGTACCCTTTGTGCCATCTTTATGAGTACATGGTGTATGGCGTTTTTCGTATGGCATTAATAATATACTCTCTTATATAATTATCTGTATTGTAATAAAATGCCAATTATTCTTTTTCATAAAATTCTGCAGCATCGCCTGTGCGGTCATCAAATTTTCTGATAATTTCTTCATCCATAATTTCCAGCGCTCGGGCCTTAAATTTTTCATCTTTAAGATTTTCAGCCCACTTGGAAGCTTGAAACTTGGTACTAGTCTCGTCATTATAATTAAGCTCGTACCACGCTCCTGATTGCTTTAAGTGATCCGAACCTTTAATCGCATCTAACCAGCTTTCTTCATCTTGCACACCGACTTCATCACCCCACAAAATCTTAAAATTGCATTGACGACCTTGTGTACCAAAACGAGACTTCTCAAGTTTAACTTTTACCTCTGAACCAATTCTGTAACCTTTATCATCTGTGATAAAACTCGCTTTTGCTTTGCGGCCTGTAAGCCAAATACGCAGTGAATATGCGTATATCATAGCTTTTCCGCCAGGAGTCATGTAAGGTGTAGTTAACGCTTCTGCTGGTCTGCGTGTAATATTTGTTTTAAGTTGATTTAAAACTAAAAATGTCGACTGACTATTTGCGATAGGAACCGTTAGTTTTGACATGCCTTTGGCAAGAATTCTAGCTTTCACAGCCATCGAAGAAAGTGGATTAAAATCTCCTTCAATATCTGAAATCGCTGGAGTGAGAGCTAACGAATCCCAGATAAAAAGCATTCTATTCTCGTTCGAACCAAGCAACTCTTCAATTGTTTCTAATACAAATTCTACAGAAGTTGCTTGCACATACAGGAGATTATCAACATTGCATCCGGCTTTTTCTAGGAAGCTAGGATCTATTGCAGACTCTGAATCAAAATATACAACATCAATTTCCTTTTTTTGGGCAGCAGCTGCAATTTGCGCTGCCATATATGATTTGCCTGTCGCCTCAAGGCCAGCAATTTCCACAACCTTTCCAATTGGAATTCCAGCCAATTTCCCACGACAAACAATTGAATCAAGCCACCGAGATCCAGTAGGAATCCAATCTTTCACAATTGTTGGACTATCTTCATTTAAATTGTGTGCGACATTCATACCAGCTTTTTTATTGATAAGCTTGCGCATATCAGCGATAGAAAGTTTACCTACCTTTTTCTCCTTGGCCACTAAATCAATCCTTTATAGTTAAGATGAGACATCTGTAAACCCATGCCTCCCTGCGGTATGGCACTAGTATGTGGGATACAGCTCGCCGTCGCTGTCGACGGCGTACTTGGTCTGCACAAAAGCATAAAGCTTCATAGCCTCAGCGATAACATCTTCAGTAGTATAAGGTTGAACAGCTGATCTCTGCCCCTCTGGCTTAAGGTGCTCATTATCAAATTCGCGAGCACCCTTACTCTCTACAATTCCAATTGCCATTCCTAGCAAATCGGTGCGGAGTTCATATCCGCTTTTATTTGAATCACTCATTTTTTTCTCCTTGTGTGTGTGTTGATGAGTTGAGGCACCTGTAAACCCGTGCCTCCCTGCGGTATAAAATTTTTAGCTACCTAGAAGATCAGCGAAAGCTCGATCGACTGAACTGGCCTCTTTCGTTGGAGCAGCAGCTGTTGTTGGTTCTTCAGCTTCTGATTCGCCAAGAAGAAATTCATCAAGCATGCCTTGTACCTCAGAGAAAGTCTTTCGACTAGAGGCAAAGAGGGCATCAAAATCGGGAATTCCCTCTAGAAGCTCCTTGCTCCGCTCTGGCCCTTCCTTGCAAAGTTGGGAACTTCGCCGGCGGGGTGTAACTTTAGTTTGTGGGAAACTAGCACCTACGGGCTTGCCGTAACCAATTACGAGATCGGTACCTGTATCTGAATCTGTAATATCGCCATAGTCAGGATTTAGAACAAGATTAAGAAGTGTTTCATACACTGTCTTTCCAAAACCCCAAACTCGTACACCTAGATCTTCCTCGCCTCGTACAATGACGGGTGAGAAAAATCGCTGACGAGCAGAAAGCTTCTTGGCCATTCGTTTGCTCTCTTCTGTGCCTTCTTGCCACAATTGACGAACAAAAGAATCCAAGGGGCAGTCTTCGCCAAAGTTCTTCTTTGGACTCAGAAAACCAGGATTGTCTCCTACATTATAGTGAAACCAGTAATCCTTAAAGGGATCGCCATCCTGCGGAGGAAGAATTCGAATTACCGATTCTCCCTCTGGTGGACGCCAGAATTTATTCGAATTACCGTTGCCCTTGTTCTTGAGAGTCGTCATACGCTCTCGCATTCTCTTCATATCAATTGCCATAATTATTTTATTCTCCTTTTAAAGTCAACATGATAACTCTCTCATGCTGCTGTTTATATATTATACTAATCATTTCCCTTTGTCAAGGTTTTTTTGAATCATAGAGCTGTCTGCAACAAAATAAACATATGGTTGTTCATAATTTGTAGCGTATACCCCATAATCTATTTTCATTCTATCATGCTCCATGTTCTCTTTTAATTGTTTTGAAATCTTTTTTATGAACTTGCCATCGGACTTCAAAACATCTTCAGGGATAGCATAATAGTATCTTTTTTTTCGCGGCATGTCAAGAGAAAAAAATGATTTTTCTTCACCATCTTCAAGTTCAACTAAACCAAGAGTTGATATACGTGCAACTTCTAATGAAGGAGAAAAAGTATCCATAACAGATTCTGAATTGTTAAAGACATTTATCATATGCATCGTTGAAACTATTATCTCATTTAACTTGTTATAATATTCTCGCACAGGAACATCCCCAACGATGTCGGCTAGTTGTAGATTGTCTACAATGTAAACTCGTTCAAAGACTCCCGAGCGAGAATACTCCTGAAATACATTAAAAAGAAGATTATTTTGTAGAATTTTATTGTCCGATAAAAAAGATAAGTCTGGTTTGATATATAAAATACTAATTTTACATTTGTTTTTAATTTGTTCTAATATGCGCAATGAAGTACCAGATACGTTGCCACAACTAGTAATAAATAATACGTTTTCGCCAGCCCCTTTCAAAAATTGTTTAAGATTAGGACAATTTTCTTCATATTGCTCTGGATGTTCATGGCGTTTCAGGGCGCGATGATAAGATTTCTTTTTTAAACCTGCATCAATCTTATATACTGTATATTGTGAATATTGTGAAAATTTATCTGCTATATTGCAGCCGGCCTGGCCTAGGCCGATGATGGTTTGCATTTATGCCTCTTGTTTAGTTATTGTGATACCTGCAAGTTCAGGGCTTAACGCTCCATCCTTCAACCATGATTGTAGATACTGGCTCGCGGTACCGGCTAAAAAATCCGATAATGGTTTACCAAGATCGCTTTCCTGATCCATCGCAGCAAAGGCCTGCGCATGTTTTTCAGCCAGTTCTTTTGCAAACTTCTTAAACAAAGGAGAATCTTTGGCGCCACCAGTAATTAGTGCTTTAAATTCATCATCCAAATCAAAATAGGCATCAATGGGCTTTCTTTGATCATCTGGTACGCCGCGAAGTAAATTGCGATGCATCCACATTGCTAAAGGTTTTGATTTCTGGGCAATTTTTGGCATCACAAAATCAACTGCTTTTTGAAGCGCCTGAGTGCCGGTTTCTCCCGCCAGAGCGCCGGCAACGCCCGCGGCGCCGCCCTTCACGCCCATCGCGCCCATCGCGCCCATCGCGCCCATCGCGGCGGCGCCGCCGCCCGTGGCACCAATAAGCGCTCCAGCTGCAATTCCAGCGACAACCTTTGAACTAATACCTAGGACTTTTCTCATTAAAGCCGGTTTGCTCTTGGCGAAGGCTGTTACAAATTCGCCAACAGTTGGCTCGTTAGCTTCATTTAAGTAGCCCCGCCAATTTTCCATTATCAAATTCATATCTGACATCAATTAAATGCCTTGTGGCTCTTCTTCGGGAGGAGCAGCTGCAGCCACATCTTTTTGCATTCTTGTTTGTGCCGCTTTTGTTCTAGAAACATCCTGTCCGGTTAAATCAACATCCAATAATTGCGCCATATGAGCCACGAACTCTGCTGCTTGAGTGGGATCTTTGTCTTTAAGCTGCTTAAGAAGATTTTCAACGCCGGGGGCCGATGCAATTTTTTGAGCTAAAGTTTTCCCAACTCCGCTTTTTAATTGTGGTTGTTCAAGCTCTTTTAACGAACTTAATTCTTCTCTTATAATTTGTTTTAATCTATTTTTCGTCAACTTCATACAAAATCCTCCTAAATAAGTAGTCTCTCATATCGAAAGCTTGCCCATATTTCCATAATTTTTTCCAGCCACAACATTAACTTTAAATTGACCTAGAACTGTATCTTTAAAAATCTTCTTAATCTCTTTTAATATATTAATGTCCTCTTCTGAAAAATCTACTACAAGAGAATCGTGCAAGCAAAAAGCAATATATGATTTTTTACCTTGTAGCTTTTCCCACACTTTTATCATTTGTCGCAGGAAAAGATCTGCAGCGGTAGATTGAATAATATAATTTAAAGCATGTTGTTTGTCTGCTTCAATCTCTCTATTAAAGTGTGTTTTCACGTGCGTGCCATTCCAATATTTTTCTAGGATTTGTTCTCGATCGTAAGCGCGCTCTGAGAGATAGTCTTTTGATTCTGGATTGTAGAGCCACGCAAATATTCTCTTTTTCGCTTTCTTCCGTGTCCCAATGTCTTTATACACATTTTTTAAATTCCAATTATGTATATCTTCTTCTGGCTGTTCTTTGCCCAAAAGGCTAAGCATCACGCGAAGTTCCGCTGCATTGTAATCAAATTCAATAAACCAATCATTGTTTGGCTCTAAAATGTGTCTATGAGTTTTGTCCATAGTTAAAATTGGAAAAGAATCTTTTGTTGATAATCGTCCTGTTTTCGTTCTATGTGCATCATAAATAATATGCGGTGTTGCATGTTTAACTTTTGCTGCAAACTGTCGCGTTTTAAATTGATGAAGTTGTTCATTCAAGGTCTTCAAATTAATATTTAATTTTTTATTTTTTATCTCCGTTAAAACTTTTGTTAGCGACAGTAGATAATCATAATTTTCAGGCTTCTCATACTTTTTAAAAACATGTTCACAAATTTGATTTTTAATGTTTCCAAAATCTACTAAAAAAGATTCAGGAACCAATTCACGCAAACAATAGTTATTTAGATCTAAGTTGACTTCAATCATCGAGCGATGAAAAGCTTTCAACTTTTTATTTATTTTTTCCCATGATTGTTGTAAATATTCCGGGCATACTTCATCTAGCGTTTTATTTTGGCAATAAAGTTTTGCATATTCAATTTCCTCGTCTGCTAAAAATTCTGAATATGACCATGTTTTAGTTAAATTTTTAGGAATTTTAGAATGTATCTTGCCTTGCGCGCAAATATATTCACATTCTTTTTTATCGTCAAATGCTTGAAATAACAATTTGTCCTCTAATAGCCGGTGCCCATTCCGCCACCGGTCGGTGTAGAAGTTCCTGCGGCCGTAGCACCTTTAATTTGGCTTTTTTTCATAATCGCATTTGGTTGATATTTCTTAGCCTGAAGATTGATATAAGTTACTGCCGCATCAAAATCTTTAAAGCGATATAGATTATGTACTTTTTTGAGAGTTTGTTTAAATCTAAAATCGCTAATATTAGATGAAACTTCACGAAGACGAATATAGAGATATTGACGCAGCCAGTAAAGCCCACCAAAATTATTATCAAATTCATCAGTGGACTTAAATCTCTTTCTGTCAGTATATTTGGCAACAATAAAATTTTGCGCTGGTGAATTGTCAAATACGTGCGATTTACAAGTAGTTGTTTTCATACTTTTGACCTGTGGATACGTTGTAACATATTGATTGTACCAATTATACAACACAACTCTCATCACGTCAACATCATATTTGTAAGAAGGGACAAAATAAGTGTAAAAAAGATTATCTTTATTTAAACCATATTTAAACATTTTTGACTGCATATATGGAGATGTTATATCTGCAACTAAGCGCCATGGCGCATGACGATCAAGCCTAAATCCATATTTAAGCGCCAAAGTTCTATAAACCTCAAAATTAGGATCTTGTAGAAAAAGTTTATGTTTGGCGTAATCTTCAGAAAAATCAGCATCATGTGTCTCGATTATAAGACCACTAACTCTTGGAGAAATATGAGCACTAGATAAATAACCAGTCCTGGTGAAGGGGTATATACTAGCTTCTGCGCGCATCCACTTTAAGAAAGCCACCATAAATGTACTAAACGATATAATGCCGGCGCCCAATTGATGTCGGCCAAGTTCCAAACAACCAACAACAAAACTTGTATACAAATAATTGATGTAATCATTGTACAAATTTTGCGGATTTGCAAATCCATATTCTGCTGTTATATTAGAAAAAACTCCTTTATTTGACATTCTCCCTGTGGTAACTCTATTTCTTATTGCAACTTGAAATTCCTCAAAAGCATCTGCAACAAAATTTAAAACTCTTGACGTTTTACCCGGTTTTTTAGCTGGAAGATCTCTAAAATAATCTTCTTTTGGAATTACATAAATCCAATCCCTACTCGTGTTTATTTTTCCATATGTCATTTTTTCATTACGAAAATCTATGGGAACAGGTTTATCATCTGCTATTGGATACACAAAATCATCATAATATTTTCTCCAATCAAACAAAGATGAACTATCTAATTCATTTGTTCCTTTCGCTGATATTTTATCTGCAATTGACATTTATCTTTTCCTTATCTAATCCTTATATTTTTCGCC